AAAAAATTGAACTCGAAGTTGAAGCCGCTCTCTTAAAAGTTGACGAAGATCATTCCGATAAGCTCGAAAAGCTCATTGAAGCTATTGACACAGATCATACAGCTAAGCTTGAAAAGCTTATTGAAGCTATTGACGCAGATCATACAGCTAAGCTTGAAAAAGTTCTTACTAAGATCGATGAAGATCATACAGAAAAGCTTAAGCAAGTTATCAACAAATACGAAACCACTCTTAATGAAGAAGCTGAAGGTTTCCGTACTCGCATGATTGATGAAGTTTCCAATTATCTTGATCTGTATCTTGAAAAGATCGTTCCTAAAGACCAAATTTCCGAAGCCGTGGATAATATCCAAGCTAAGAAAACCCTCGATGCAATCCGTGAGCTCGTCGCTATTGATGAGTCCTACATCGACGGTGAAGTAAAAGAAGCATTAGTTGACGGTAAGAACATTATCGATTCTTTGAAAAAGGAATTAAACGAAGCAGTCTCTACTAACACCGAACTCAATCACAAATTAAATGAAGTAGAGGCAAGCCTTCTACTTGAGCAAAAAACTAAAGAGTTACCTACCTCCACAAGAAAGTATGTAACAAAACTTCTTAGAGGAAAATCACCTGAGTACATTCAGGAAAATTTCCAATATGTTGTTGATATGCACGAGAGAGAAATCTCTGAAAGAGTTGAAACAGCAAAGGAGACTAGTTTACCGAGACGAATAGTTGAGTCAACAGATCGCCCGGTAGTAAATGAACAATTAACAAATGAGAGTATCGTAACAGCACCGGAGCAAGACGCTTCACCTGTTAATGAATACCTGAACGTAATGGCGCGTGGCGACAAATCTGCAATTTTCAGATCTTAAGCCCTCTCCTATTACAAAAACGCAGTTAAAAACTTAAACAAACTAAAAAATTAAATTATGGATAAAAATCCTCTTCTACATATTGATAAAGTGAGAGCTGAATCTTTGGTTGAAAAGTGGGCTCCAGTCTTGGACTACACTTCAGACAAAGTTTCTCCTATCACAAACGATCACATTCGCCTTAGCACTGCTATGCTCTTGGAAAACCAAGAAAAATGGTGCTTTGAAGCATCAAACATCGCCGGTGGCGGTAGCGCTGGCACTGGTTCCGTCTTCGGTAGCAATGCTTCTGGAGCATACGGTGGAGCAGTACCAAACAGTGATACCTATGCACCTAACGACGCTCGTCTACCTAAGGTCCTCATCCCGATGATTCGCCGTACATTCCCTGAACTCATTACTAATGAGATCGTTGGTGTACAGCCCATGTCAGGTCCAGTTGGCCTAGCTTTCGCTCTTCGTTATAGATACGAAGACACAGCTCTCGGTTATGGTGCAGGCACAGGTGCAGATGGCAGCTTAGGTTCCGGAACTCTCACTAACAGTAAACGCGGTGGTACACCTGGTGGTAAAGAAATCGGTTACAACTACCTCAACACAACCTTCACTGGTACATCCAGTGCTCAGTTGTCCGGTAACACCTTGTTTCCAATGGCTGTTGAAGACTCTGGTGTTGCTAACCTTATCAGTCAGTTCGAATTGACTTCGCAGATTCCTCAAATGACTCTCGAGTTCAGCAAAACTGCTGTTGAAGCTGGTACACGTCGTCTTGCTGCTAAATGGTCAACTGAACTCGAGCAAGATCTTCGTAACATGAACGGCATCGACGTTGACGCTGAATTAACAAACGCTATGTCGTATGAAATTCAAGCTGAAATCGACCGTGAAATGATCGCTCGTATGCTTCAGACTTGCTTGAATGCTGGTCTTGACACTGGTTACTCCATCTGGCATGCAGCTTCTGCTGACGGCCGTTGGTCTGGTGAGCGCGCTCGTGACTTCTACAATCGTTTGATCGTTGAAGCCAACCGCGTTGCTATCCGTAACCGTCGTGGTGCAGCTAACTTCATCATTGGTACCCCTCGTGTTTGTGCTATCCTCGAGTCCCTTCCTAACTTCACCTGGATGCCTGTTGCCGGTAACGTCAACACAGCACCTACTGGTATTGCTAAGGTTGGTTCAGTTGGTGGTCGCTTCCAGATCTACCGTGATACACGTACTGAAGCCCAGCAAGGTGGCTACGGTGCAAATGGTTACGCTGCCACACGTCCTACAACTGACTACGCCTTACTAGGATATAAAGGTAGCGAATTCTACGATACTGGAATCGTGTACTGCCCGTACATTCCTGTCATGGTTCAGAGAACCATCGCGCCGAATGACTTCTCACCACGTGTTGGTCTCTTGACCAGATATGGTGTTGTCGATCACATTTTCGG